TTTAAAAGGATAGCTAAATGCCGTTTAGAGACTACAAAATTGAGTTCTACCAGCTCAATCTTAGCCCCACAGCAGAAATACCAACCATTCGAGCTTTGCTAAGTTTATTAGAGACAGATGACCATTATCTGACTTCTTTAGCACAGGGAGGCTACACACGCGAAATCTGGGGCTTGGTATATGACCGTTTCCCTGACACCATATGCGGCCAATTTAGAAAGTTTCGTACTACTGACATACCTGAAATAGGCCAAGTTGGAGGAGATTCTCAAGTAATAGAACTCAATGAAAATGAAGGGCTTATTGAAAAAAACTTTTTCGTTTATTACGAAGAACATAGCATCATTGCGTGGCACAAGAATGGCCATTCAAGTAGAGTAATACAATTTGCTAACTTTTTAAGTTCTTGTGGGGGCTGCAAGATCAGTGCTGGTCCGGTTCTTCAACCCGATGCAATTTCTCGATTGATGAGTGGTAATATCGAACTCAAAAAAATTGAGTTAACTATTCCGCGCCCAACCAATCCGGAACTGTATCCTGAGGATGATTATGGCCGTGGTCTAATAGAAATGATGAATAACCTTGATGCTGATAGCCTCAAACTCAGTTTAGGTGTCGATCTTAGGCGAGCTGACTCAGAAGGTAAACTCAGCAACCGCTTAAAAAATACATTACGCGCTATCGTAGAAACAGGCGCAACGACGGCAAGAGCGCATGTGTTTGAAAATGGAGTAGAGCATCCAATTGACCTGATAGCTGATAGAGTTGTATCTAATCAGAGTGTTGAAACAGATGCACATTTCCCTCCCAGCTTCACTATGTATGGTATAATCAACACTGCAAAAACAGAATGCCAAGGAGAACTTGATGACTACTTTGGTGCGCTGGAAGACGCTATTGATTAGGACTGCTATCAGCCTATGTATTGTAGGATTTTTTTGGCTAAAAAAAGACGCCATAAAGCTTGATGCATTGTTGAATGCTTCAAGTGTTATTGTCGGCTTAGCGGGTACTTTGTTAGGTTTTTTGATCACATCAATATCGTTGATAACAGCGCTAATGGATAGAAGGCTTGTTGCGAACATGATTAAGACCGGCCATTATCAGCGGTTGGTTTCGGACACGATTTTGACTTGTGCGTTTCTACTAATAGTTATCGTTAGCTGTTTGATAACACTTTTAGCGCAGGGGCACATTGTGTTATGCATCTTCTCTTTCACGCTCTTATTCACATCTTTAAGTATTTTTTATCTTATTGAAGCTGGGCGCAGATTCTCTGTAATAGTGCTTAACTTAAGATAACCCTCATTTTTGAGGGTTATCATTTCGATAGGCTTATTAAATGTGATTATTAATCAGATGCATAACGCCTAATATAAACCCCAACGCTCTTTGTAGTTCCTTACGAATAGTGCCATCAGAACACTTCCGCTTCTTTGCAATTTTTCTTAGAGAAACATTTAAAACATAGTGTAGGATTATCAATTCATATTCGTCAAATCTGATCTTTTTAAGCCGGGCAATACAACCATCAATCATGACTCCCTCATCATCACTACACTGTAAGCGTGACTTAGAAGTTTGTGGCAGCAGCCCCTTAAACCCTGCAGCAATAGGTGAAAAATCTACACCACTATTTTCACTGGCAGCCCAAGCGCCCCAAAGCTCCAAACTCTCATGAATATCTCTCATAGACTGTCCTCTATGCGTTCGAAGTTACGGTCTGCAAACCGATAAATCTTCATGGTTAAACTCCACAAATACTTGTTACAAATACCTGTATATAATAACAGTTATTCTATTTCGACGCGAACACTCCGACGCCTAATGAATAGTTAAAAAGGTCGAAAAACAGGTTAATTTGACTGCCGTATTCCGCCTCCCATGCCAGCATGTCACGGTGTAAGTCATCATGGTGCTTTCGGCACAGAGGGATAGTGAACAGGTCATGCGTTTTGGTGCCGGTACCGCCGAGTCCATGCCCTATCAAATGGTGCGGGTCATCGGCCTGCTGACCACAGCACAAACAGGGCTGAGATTTAACCCAGCGGGTGTATTTTTCATTACGCCAGGGCTTGAGCTTTTTACGCAACATGAAAGACTCTGGCGGCTCAGGATCAACCCTTAGCGCGATGATTGCATTGACCTGCTCAACGTATTCTTCAAGGACTTCATGAGGGGAAAACTCGGGTTGAATATCGGACTCACGCCCTTCCGACTCGATTGCTGGCTGCGCCTTCCAACCCAACGCCTTGCGAGCGGCACTGTCAGGCAGAGCGTCAATAATACCTTTCGAAAATGCCCACCAGCATAGCTCGTGAAAACTTACGTGATGGTCTTCGGGTATCTGTAGCTCTTTACGGATCATTTCTACAACCCACGTAGCGCGGTTTAAACCGCCAATGTGCCAGAACTCATCTAAAGCCATTTCCCGATATTTTGCTTCATGATGCCAACACAGACGAATAAAACTGCCGTCGTAAGGATGAACGGTCAGGTTTTTGTCATGGTATTCATCTGCGGTTTTTCCCCACTGGCACGCTGGCAACTTGCTTACCCACTGCTCAAGACCAGAGCGACCACCAGCAGCTTTGATGACTCGCTCATCCTTGAAAAAATCGCCCAGGCGCTTATCGTCCACCAGCTTTTGGCTCACTGCCGGAATTGCCCCTGAGGGCAACTTTTCTAACTCCTCCGGTACTACGGTAATCAGCAGACGCTTTTGACCAAACAAGGTGATTAGCTCTCTGCCGGGCTTGAAAATTACAACGCCTAAATCCTTCTGAACGTATGGCGTAAGCAAAGCACGCTTCATGCTGCGATCTCCTTGATAGTGACCTCTGCCATCCCTTTCTTAGTCACTGGCCCCCACACAGCATGCAGATCCTTAATCTGACTATCGTCTGCATACACTCCGGCATGAGTTAACGCATCCAGCAGCGCCTTGAAATAATTATCCAGATCCCGTTTGTGATTAGTCGGCGGGTAAAGCACGATTGAAACAGCCAAATCCGAAGTCAGGGCCTTCGGTTTTCGGTGCAGCTGTTCCAATACCGACGCCAAAGCGTTAACCCTGAACTTACGACCGGTCTCACTGATTAACGTCCTGCCCTTTAAAGCCCCTTTGTTGGGGCTCCTCCAGTATCCGTTTACGCTTGGTGGGAATGGCAGAATAAGATTCATGCAGCACTGACCTCTCTCAATTTTAAACCGAAAGAAACCAGTTCATCTCTTGATACAGTACTAAAAAGGCATTCCCCTTCAATTTGCGGACGCCATATAAGAAGCATGCTGCCTTTACTGTTTCCGTTTTTACCTGGCTTTCCAGTTGCAGAGCTAATGAACCCAATCCTGCCCCCAGTAATCAACCTGACTTCGTTTACAGTTTCTAATGCTTCTGAAAACCATCTTGTAGAAGTGTCAGCTGGGAGCAGCATCACTACGGTTTGCTGCTGCATTTTGCTCTGTAGATTTGCCCTTTTTATCCAAGGGCTAATTTTACTGTATGGGGGGTTGCACCATATGGCCCCCTCGGTAATCCAATCACAAGAAAGCGAGTTATCCTCCTTGGTCAGATAGTTTTGACAAAGTGCGTTCCCCTGGTTTGCAGCCACATCGAGAGCAAAGTTAAACTCAAAATCTAATGCCTCATATATTTCAATCGGAGTTTGCCAGCTATCTTTGTGCTCTGCAGCTGTGCGGCTAGCTCCAAGGTAATCAGATTTCATAGTGTCATTTCCCGTTAATTTCCGAAACACCAAGTGCCGCGTTAATCCTCCATTTTCAATTAAACTACTGGGTGTCTTGCACGCAGGTTTACGAGGGCTTATTGTCCTTTTGGGGCATGTTAATGAAATACAGACATCTCCCATACTGGAAATTATGTGATTCAGATCACTATATTTTTGCAAATTCATACAATCTCCCCTCATACTTTTGTGCTACAAGCCGGTAAAACCACACCTGCCTACCAGAATCCGGATCCTCCACCATGCGCTTTTCCTTACGCAGGCCGTGCACCACTGGGTCTACTTCACGAAGCCGCGCACTGATTGCCGCCTGCGTATCTGCGTGGCCGAACATGTTTAACACCACCAATTCCAAGTCGCGCAGGGTGTACCACGTAGGCCCCATCGCCGCGTGCATGACACGGTAAAGCTGGGAGTTTGGCCGGTTGAAATCACCGCCGAGTATCACCTTGCGGACGCCTTCATTGATGGCAGCACGCTCGAACTCATCGACCTCTAAACGAAGCTTTTTCATGCCTTGCCTCCTTTGCGACTGCGGAAACTCTTCCAGGTGAACGGTACCCACATGCCGCCGTTCGTCTGACGGTCCATGATTCGCTCACCCAACAGGCCCGCCATTTCAGCGTGCGTCAGGTTGGTGAGCATGCCGGTAGGCTTAAGCTGCAGCTGGCGACGGTCGATAATCTGGCTCAACAAGTTGATTTCGTAATCGTTGTTAGTGGTCTTCTGCACCCCGACTTCATCCAGTACCAACAAATCAAGGCGGCAGATATCGCGCATCAGGTCGGATTCTTTCACTGGACTGCTCTTATCGAAAGTGGCGCGGAATTTCTGGCACAGCTCCGCAACGGTGATGATTGCCGCTGCTTTGTACTGCTCAATCAGGTTGCGCACTATCGCCGTGGCCAGATGGTTCTTGCCGGTGCCAACGTTCCCCGCAAAGACGAAGCCGCCATGCGTGTTACCGAAGTCCTTCAGGTAGGCTTTAGCCATTGCCAGCGCCTGCTGTTGATCGTCGGTCTCTGCCAGGTAGTTCTTAAAACCGCAGTCTTTGTGAAGCAGCTGAATGCCAGAGCGACCAAGGATTTTTTCAATCCTTGCCTGCCGGTTCTGGTCTGCAACGCGTTTAGCAGCCTTCTTGCCCTCTTCCTGCTGCCAGGCCATTAACTCGGCCCCCGTCTTGCAATGCGCTTCAACGTGGGCAGGTTTCATAGCCAGGAAACGCGCCATCACGTCAGCAGATTTAGATGTAGCCATCATCAGAGCCTCCTTGGGTTGGTGCTGCAGGAAGGTTTTGGTTAAAGCCTTCTGGAATGTCGCTGGTTGCTTGGGTCAGGCTAGAGTTACGCACCCACTTGCCATTCACGCGGGCCGGGCGACCTTTTTTGTCCCAAGCCACGCTTGAACCCTGATAGCCAGGAAACTTGGTAGGCTGAAAAAGCGTTGTTGGGCGAAGGAAATCACACATTTCTTCGTCGTTGCGCCACTTCTCGACCATGTAATCAACGGTCAGAATGAGTTGTTCAGCAGTAAAACCTTCATTCAAACGGCCACGTATGCCGCTCAACGAGGATTTACTGACTTGCCAGCGACGATTGGTAAGCTGATTCAGGTGTTGTAAAACTGATTTCGCATCGTCAGTGATTTGAACTTCACGGTCAGTTTCCGCAGGAACCTGACAAAGGGTTTTATTCTCTGTAGTAATCTCTGTTGTAGTCTCTGTAAGATCAGTGCTATTTGCCCCAATGGATGAGGGTGATTTTGCCCTAATCGATAAGGTGGTTTTTGCCCTCTTCGATGGGTGCAAATTGCCCTCATCGCAAAGCAGCGCAGAATTCCAGTTGATTGAATAAAAATTAGTCCGGTCATGTTTAGACTTATTCAACTGTCTGGCATCGACTAAACCGAGTTTTTTCAATGAGGTGAGCGTGCGCTTCACGGTATCATGCGACCAAAAAGGGAATTGCTCATTCCAAGATTCAATCGAGTTGTAAACCCATTTTTTTCCTGAATGCTCAACGCCAGAATTAGTATCTTGGAGCCAGTAGCAGATCTGCTGAATGACAATGGCCTCGTTAAGGCCGATACGCTGAGCTAGAATGGGGCTAATGACCAAGGGCTGGGTCTTAAGGAGTAAGCTCATACCCGCGCTTCCTGATTTCGTTTTATCCACTGCTGATTGGCTACCATCCAGCAAACGAACGAGTAGTTGAGGGGCTCCCATTTGCCCTGTATATTTTTAACGAAGCGGTAATCATCGTCATGACCACAAAGAGGCAAACAGCGGATTTGCGGTTTTGGGGAAATATCGGATAAACTGTCCATGCGTTGGGATCTCCACAAAGTTGTTTCAATGCAAACCGGTGTGCGGGCTGCAACCTGCACACCAACCTTCTGAATATTCATTTCGGCCCTACCTTCGAAACTTTTGAATAAAGCGTGATAATCGCCCGCACCTCTTCTTCACGCGCAGCTAAATGGCGACGGTGATAAGTCATAATTTCTTCTGCTTCTTCCTTCGTGATATGACCATCTTCTAAAGATTTCCCGATTACTTGGTCTACGTGGCCACGATTTGCAGCAGAACGGATACCCCTTTCGAATAAATCAACTTGGTCCAGTTCTTCAAAAGTGGGGATTTCCACCAGCAAGGCACCGCGACGAGACGCAAAATACTCTGCCAGCAAATTGGTACCTGATAGGTCTTCCATCGCTTCCAGCTCGTGATGTTCGAAGAAACGGCACCCATTTTTCTCATACAGATTGTTGTTAAAGTGAGTCAGCGTCATGCCTAAGGCACCGGCCATTGCCGCACGCCCACCAGCAAAGGCCTTGCACATCGCTTTTACAGTCTCTTTGATGTCTACCATGTTGATCTCTCTTTAGTAGTTTCTATGGGGTAATGATTGGCGTAGTTTCGGGTTGTGGGAACACATCAGGTAAATCTGGGCGTAGCTCATGAGCCTGAATTTGTCCTTCCGTAGCTCTTACGACAGACATTACGTTTTTGGCATCAACACGGCCCCCATGTAACCAACGCCAAACGGTTGGCTGTTTTACGCCACAAAGCTCAGCCAGTTTTTGCTGACTCCCGGCTAAGTCGATGGCCCTCTGAATTACTAAGTTGGTCATTTTATTCCCCTACGTATCGAATTTAGAGAAATAATAGCAATGAGTATAATTAATAGCAATAGCCATGAACATTTGACGGGTTATACGCCTAGCTATAAATTTACTGACATGAAAACTACTCTCTCTGAACGTTTGAAAATTGCGATGGACCTGCATGGGAAAAAAATGTCCCAAGGAACTCTCGCAAAGCTTTCCGGCATATCTCAGCCGACAGTAAACAGGCTATTAACTGGGAAAGTTAATGGGTCGGGTTACCTCATTCAGATCGCTCACGCTTTAGATGTTGATGCCGAGTGGCTAGCCACTGGAAAAGGGGAAATGCTGAAAGGTGAAGTGACCCCAATCTCGGAAAAATTAGAGAGCCTTAAGGCCGTCTCTGTATGGGATAAGAACGGCAAAACTGAAGAGTCAGTGATCTGCCCAATAGGAAAGCCTAAAAATTCTTGGAGAGCATATGTTCTTGAAAAGAATAGTGGGTGTAGGGACGCTACAGCAGGATCATTGATTTTCGTTGATACAGATTCTTCACCAGGCACAAAGGATTATGTAGTCGCTCAGGTAGGAAAAGATGTTTCTGTTTATTCATATTTATCAGGCGGCGCTAAAGGATATTTAGCTGTCGATGATGAACGCATACCGCTTCTTGACTTGTCATCTACTGGTGAGCTGATTGGTGTAGTGCAATTCATACTTCGAGATATGCGCCGGTAATCAGCAACACTCTCGACATCTAAGAAAGTTTCCTCATATACCCCTTCTTTAATTCTTGAAACAATGCTAATCACTTAAACCTCCTCTCGAATTAGATTGAGGAGGCTTCTTCCTGCCCCGCCAGACTGTATATCCATACAGTTAATTTACACTTTATCTTACTTTATAAAAAAATCAATCCTAAGTTTTCTTTGCTTTTCACTCCTAAAAATTCACATAGCTATAAATTTATCAAATAAATCACGTTTAAAAACACCAAGTTATAACAAAAAACATGAATTTAATATCAATAGCAATTGCTATAATAAATACTCAATGCTATTTTTTACCCATCAGTTAGCAAACACGTAGCAATGTGTATGCACCGCTCTTTAACAACCAAACAGATTCAATTCCCGCAGTCGCGGGCCACTGGGAAACCAGATCATGTGAATCAATTGAGTGTCCTTACCACTGCCCTTGTGTGCGAGGGTTTTGGCAAAGTCACTGTTTTCGAGGTAGTTAGAATGGAAAAATCTGAACCAAGAATTATTGCGGGTGACCTGAGCAACGAAGAGTTGCTTAAGTGGATGCAGGAAAAAGTTTGGGCGTCACAGCAATTGAAAGAAGCACTTTCTCTCAAAGAGCATTATGAGGAAGCTCTGAAAGAAAATAATGATCGAATTGAAGCGCTTACTAACCGCGCTGCTTTGGAACTAGTAGTTGAACCCTTAGTAAATGCTGCTACTGCTAAATCGCCCGATCCAATGAAAGTGGCGATAAGGGCATTTTCATACGTCATTAAATGCCTACTTGAAGATGCCGAAAGGCTCCAGGAGTTGGAGCCAACTAGATCAACAGCAAATAATATTAGATCAGGGAATTACGCAACCCGTGACCAGCAAGCATTTCTTAAAACCTGGGCAACCGCAACGCTGCTCTCAATGAGAGAAAGTCCTGAATTATTTGAGGGCTAAAATGGCTCCCAAGGGTCCAGTGTCAGTGGATCTAGAATTTTTAGCGTTGCGTGATAAACAGCCTCCTTACGGGCAGATGTCTTTGGGTTAACTAATAGTTCTTTGAAGTTATCAATATGTCCCTGCAGGTCATCAGCAGCTGCTTTGTTTCCATTTTCAATAATACAGGCTGAAAGCCTTGTGATGGCCAGTTCGATGGCTTCAATTCTTATAGATAGATTTTCATTTTCCATAATTTGAATCTTCTTGGTTGTGTGAGAACACCAAGATAACACCGCCGCCTGAGGTGGAGAAGTACCCAGGCAACCGCCAGCGCATCATGTGGCGGTCCCAAACCTGCGGGCGTAGTTCCTTCATCCGGCCACACCCGGGTGTCACGCCAGATAACAGGAAATGATGTAGCCGAGGCCTTTTGTGTCCTTACGAGCAGTTAACCGCTGCGGCGATCAGGTTTGACAGCCGGAAGAGACGGCACACAACGCGAAGTTCACTGACGAGCAAGGCATAGAGTCTGGTTCGATTCCAGACGCCAGGATAGTTCTATATCAGGTGATGGGCAGGGAAAAGGTCCGTTCGATTCGGACACCGGCAGTGTACTTCGCGTTGTGGTGTAAGCATCAGGGGATGGGCGGGCTACCTACCCACTTGCGGTTTCGATACCGCCGCCACAATCCAAATCACCTGAGAACGTGATAGCTGTGTTTGTTCCGCTTTGCGGCTGGGCCGTCTCATTCAACCCTAACGGAGGAGTGAGGAGAGTGTCCTCATGGTCTAGCCGCCTTTTTTAGTACACATAGAGAAGGGGCCAGCGGTTTAACCCTTAAACCTTTATACAGTATAAGACCCGTTGACCCCTTCTCTATGTGGAGCACCTATCCAGCACCAGCTTTTGCAGAAGCTTGGTGCTTTTTTATGAAACTTAGT